TCTTTTCTTACAACTTCAGGTTTAGCAAAATTTCTTGAAGCTTCACCACCCACAACATCCACAGTTTTTTGAGCTCCAATTATATTTTCTCTAACTTGTTTTGAAGAAATTATACCACCAGCAAGTGAATTCTTAATAGAATTAACATCAGACTTAATCGTCTCAGAAATACCCATTTGAACTCTCGCGATATCTTCCATTGTTTGTGGACGATTTTTTTGTTCTTCAATTAAGTTGTCAAATTGAGTTTGAGTTATTTCCGCCAATTTTTTAGTTTGAACTTCACCTTTTTCATCTTTGATTTGAACAACATACTCACCACTCTTATCCATTTTAGCAATGTTCGCCAAAAATTGTTTGTCCTCCTCACTACCAATTGTAATACCAGCCATATCAACAGCCGATAATCTTTTATCTAATTCCGCCGCCGCCACAGCCATTTTACTCATTTCTTGAGCACTAACACCTGTTTGTTTTTCCATTTCTCTCAAAGTTAAAACACCTTGAGGATTTATTTTGAATGTTTTTGTTTCTTCATCAAAATAACTAAATTGTTTTGCAACATCCGCCAAACTATCTTGTAATCCTGATGGGTCATTTATCGACATATTCATTAATTGAAATGGGTCGACAAGATTACCTGCGGACACCCCTAATCTTTGAAATGCTGACGCAACTTCTATTGCACCATCGGGGTCTAATACTTTATCTGCCAATCTAAAAGTTTCCCCCATATTAAATCTTAACATCGAGGCTTGAGCCGCCATTTTTGTTAAACCAACAACACCACCTTCAAATTGAAAACGATTCATTTGTGACATATTATCCGTCACATCTTTCATCACTTGTTTCGCATTACCACCAATACTTTGAATATAACTTATTGAATTTTCAAGTTCTTTTGGAATTTGAGCAAGACCAACACCAACATCAGAAAACGAATTTACTAATGTATCTGCTTGTTGTCCTAAAATTTTTTGAGCTGCGTATAATTTTTCTGTTTCTTCTACACTAGCAATTAAATTACGATTTGACGCTTCAGCAACATCACCCATTACTTGGGCAACATCTTTCATCGAACCACCCAATCTATTTACTCGAGGAGTTGCATCCGCAATACCAGTCATTAACTCGGAGACTCTTTGTCTACCTTGAGTAAAAACCTTATTTACTTCAATAGAAGCACTTTGTATCTCACCTAAATACTTACCCAACTCATGTCCTATGTTTAATGAGTCTGTTAAAGATTTTTTATATTCTTCCGGTGATTGGTCAGCTGCTTGCATAAAATTAACTTTGTGTTTTTATATAAATACAAAAGGACTGAGTTTTCAGTCCTTTTTATTATCTTCAATCCATTTATCTAACAAATATTTTCTAACAAATAATGGCATTGTTTGAAAATCATGATAGGAAATGTTCATTAATTTATTTAAATAATAGAATTCATCTATCTGTCCTTGTCTATAATTAGAAGAAAGGACGAAAAAAGTCCACCCCAAACCCGACATTAACTGTCATCTTTTCTCCTGATGGGGTGCTAACAACTCGACTCATGTCTAATTTTGGTTCATTTTCATTCATAAATTGTCTAATATATTTTGAATCAACAATCGGCATTTGTTCAATAAACTTAGCAATTTCTGATTTATCACTAACTCCATTCACTTCCACAATTTCTTTTTGTAGTCTCCAAGTAATTTTTGGAACAACTCTACCTTGGGGGTATGTTAATTCTAATTTACTTATCTCCATTATTTCACCATATGTTAATGGTTTTAATTTTACAGTGACATTTGATTTTGGTAATGTTGTAGTAAATGTCCCATCTTCAGAAGGTAATTGACCATTAATAACCGAAAGTTCATCTAAAGAAACAGTCGCTTTGAATGATTTTCTAGTTAATGAATCAATAAGATTTAATTCCATTTCAGGTCCAAATGCAGTATTTCTTAAAAATATTAAAATAGATTCAACATCACCTTCTAACATATCATCTATTCTAAGGTCTGGTTCATAAATTTTATTTCTTAATAAATTTGTAGTAACATCACTACCACCCGCCATTAAAATATTTTCATCTGCAGCGGTTAAATAACCAACTTTGACTGATTTTTTTTTGTTTTTATAAAAAACACCACCTGATGGTAATGGCACCACATCGTGAGGTAATGTAAAATTTTGTTGTCCGTAATCTGTTGTTTGATTTTCCATATAAAAAAATAACCGTAAAGTTTATTGTCTTTACGGTTAAATATAAATGATTTTGTTTTTTTATAAATATAAAATTAATAAACTAATACACATCTATCCATCCTTAACGAAGCTGTAATCTCCGCCAAAGCATCATCAGAGTATCCTAAAGAACCAAAATTAACATCAGTTAAAAATGTTCCATATAAAATCCATTTTTCAACAACAACCCCTGTTGGGTCTAACATTTCCAAATCAATATCTTTCTTATATCCCGCAGCATAACCCATACGACCTGTCACAGATTCCGCATGTAATCGAACCCATTCCATAAGTGCTTGAGCTGCAGAAGGACCGATTGGGTCTCTAAATTTAACTGAAATTGGGTCCCAATTAAAACGACCTGCAACGAATGTTGAAGTGTTTAAAAATTGTATTTCAGTAGAATTAATTTTTATTGATGGTCTTGAAGCTGTCTCCACAAACCATTCGTTAATTCCTAAACTTGATGGAAACCTTAAAATGAATCGATTCTTTCTTTTCGGTTCATAAGGAATCGGCATTTTCATTAATAAATCAGCCATATTATTTTAAATTTGTTTTTCTTTTGTTTATTATCATAAATATATCCAAATGGAAAATATTTTAGTTGACTTTCTGAAATTATTTTATTATCATTTAATTCCAGACTAGTTTATTTAATTCTAGTTATTTTAACTAGTTTTTTATTAATTATTTATTACTAGTTATTTAATACTAGTTAATATTCTTTTTTTATTCCTCCTGCAGTTGAATAAGTTTTAACTATATTATCAGGTTTGTCTTTGAAATGTTTTTTCATTACTTCTACATTTCTAATATCATCATCGGAAAATCCAATTGTTGGTTTAGCCGGAATAAAATTATTTCCAATATCTTTTTTAAGATATACTTTTTCACCTAAATTTTTAGATAATTCTTTGATATAATCAACAAATTTATCCATAGCTCTAACTTTAGCCTCCTCAGGATTTGCAGCACCTTCAGGGTCGTTATAAGATACAGGATGATATCTATTCATATCTAAGTAAGTTTTTATTAACTCATCATCAGTCATATCTTCTTCATTCGAAATATCCCTATATTTTCTTAAGTTTTTCACTAATTCATCTTTATCAATCCCATTAAAACCTTCTATAATGTAATTATATACTGCTTGTTTTAATGTGTTTGGATTGTGACCTCTAGCGGTTATAATCGAAAAAATTGAACCATTATTTATCGCTTCTCTAAAATCATTAAATGCTGGTCCTAATTTAGCTCTCATAGCATCAATTAAGAAATCTTTATCCCCGCCTGTTCTAAAATTTTTAAATGGGTCTTCACTATATCCAACAATCATATCACCTTTATAATTAAAAGGTTCTTTACCTATTTGATGTCTATATTCTGCAAAATCATCAGTACTCATACCTATTTCATCACCATCTTCAGTTTTTAAAATAATTTTGGTCGGCATATGAACAACATTATCATCCCAATCGAATGCATAATATTTCATATCCGGAGTACCTCTCTCGTCAATTCCTTCGTTAATTCTAATTTTTCTCATAATTGGCTAAAAAGTGGGGATGGCTCCCCACTTATAATTTTTATTAAATATTTTCGAAAGATGCTCCTGTTGGAGTAATAAAGAATTCAATATCAATAAATTCTAAAGCTTTCGTTGGTTTTAAGTAAATTTTACCTGTTAATGTATTTCTATCTAAATCCTCAGGAGAAGATGAAACGGTTACACGGAAATCGAATAAACCACGGTCTCTTCTAATTGAATCTAAGATAGGGTTAACACTATCCAAGAATTGTTGTCTTACAATTTGGTCATTTTGTTCGAATAATAATCTTACAGCTACTGCAGAAATCAACTTACGAGCTTGAAGTAATAATCTTCTTACATTCAATCTGTTAAGTGCAGTATCTGCAACTTGTAATGTTTTATTACCCCAAATTACAGTTCCAACATCTGAAAAAGTAGCAATTGGGTTGATTCTACCTTGGTATAAAGTATCTCTATCTTCTTGTGTTAACTTAACTCTTGCCTTAATAGAATTTACAAGACCTCTTGTATAACCCGCAGATGCAAACCATGGGAACGCAATGTTGTCTGTTAACGCTAAGTTTCTACAAACTTCACCAGTTGGTGGTAAATAGATTTGAGTGTTGTTTACAGTGTCTCTTACTAAAATCCATGGATAGTAAGTAGCGGTATAGTTAGAATCAATTCCTGTATTATCTAAATTATCAACAGCTTCTTGAGGATATATAATGTCTTGAGGATTTGTTGAATCCGGAGTATACATTCTATAGTCAGGTGTTGTTGTGATGTAAACTGAGTCAGCTCTTTGGAATTGAACCATATCAATTGTCTCTTCAACTAAGTTAGAGTTATTAACATAATCAATACTTGCTGTTGCTAATACATTAATATTAGTAGCCTCAGGATTTGAAAATGTCAAAATACCAAGTAAGTATGCGTAGTAATCAGTGTTTGCAAAATCTTGTGTATTGTTTTCAACCACAATTCTTTTGAATAAACCTTCACCTGTTGCATTTGGATATCTTGTAGATGCTGACGCTCCCGCCAAGAATCCTGATTGACCTAATTGGAATCTATCTTCATTTGTACGATATTCTCTATAAATGTCCCAACCATCAAATCCACCTGCAAAACATACTGTATATTTTCTTGAAAATATGAAAAAATAAGGGTTTTCTTGAGTTTCAGGGTCATTTCTAAATTCCGCAACACCACATTCAAATGCTGTTTGACCACTAGTATCATAAGAATTTGAAATTGTTACTACAGTAGCTCCTGAGTCCATATGGAAACCTTTACTAACATAATTCCAAGCGGCACCTTCAACAGGTGTAACAGAATTAACCCAAGATGATGGATTTTGTTTACCAATATAAGATAATAACGATTCGTCAATACCATATTGTGATGAGAAACCTAAATAACTTCTTCTTACAATATCACCCGGAGATTCTACTAAATTAGAACTTCCTGTTGGGTTTCCAAAAGGAGGATTTGCAATTGTCTCACCAGGGAAAAAATATTTAGTTTTAAATACTGGAACCGGTGAAGGGTTTGAAACTGAATCATATTCTCTTTGAGTATAACCTTCAAAACCACAAGGTATTGCATCAATTGGAGCTTCATCAGCCATTTCAATCATCACATATTTTGACAATAACGCGTATTCTCCATTAGTTGAACCGATTTTTTTAGCCACGAAGTTATTCGAAGCTGGGTCTAAATTACAATTTGTAAATTTCTCAATAACAACAGGGTTTGAATCCGTGTCAAAGAAGTTTCTAACCAATACATCAAATGTCATATTATTAAACGACAAATTAGCAATTGAAACTTTAACTTCAGTATTCGCAGAATTTCCATCAGAGATTGAAACAAATTTGAATAACTTATAAACTTTATTACCTCTTAATTCAGATACTAAATAAGGTGTACTTGGAGATTGGTATCTCTCAAGATTGTATGCTATTGAGTTTGATTGTTCACTTCTTGCTTCAGGTAATGCAACCAATTCAGGATTTATACCTCTAATGTAACCTTGGTTAAATGCGTAGTTTAACGAATTTGGATAAATTTCTTCAACAAATAAAGGAACTTCATTTCTTGATTTTCCAAAATTATCTACACCTAAAACTTTAGTTATAAATTTAGATGAAGTTGCTGATAAATTCGTTTCGAATGTAAATGTATCACCATCTTTTGTAACACCTGATAAACCAAATGATGCGAATGGATTTTTATCAATACTTGAATATTGGTCAGTATTTAAAAGAGTTACATTATTTTCATCATTTACTTCATAAATAGGACCATGATTATCACTTGTTGATGAGTTAGTAAATAATGAAATACCTCTCGAACGAAGTGTTGCTATAACCATATTGTTATATTCAGTGTAAGCAGTTCCTATGAAAGAGAAATACTCTCCTGAAAGTGTACCACTGAATGTTTGTGAACTACCAGTTCCAACTAAAGTTAATGAACTAATATTATAATCAAATGAATAACCTGAATACGCATTTCCTGTGTAGTTATTAAACGATGCATAATACCATGGGTCATTTTCAGACGCAGATAAATCATTTGTTGCTAAATTATTAGTATCAGAACCAAATTCATTCACTATATTTGAGTAACTCCCTTCAATATTGTAATAATTCATTTCAGGTATTGCACCATAAATAAACGCAGTATTTGCACTTAATGTGTTATCACCAACCGCATTAATAATATTTGATATAAAGTCCTGATTGTATGTTGAAGTACTTCCGTCAGATAATCTATATTGTGTAAATAGATTCGCATCTATCGCATTAGGGAATGAACCCGACACAAAATTAACTGTTCCCGCACTTGTTGAACCTGTAAAGTTAACATTCCAAGTTGTTGTTCCTGTTGGACTTTGAATTATTGTTGTTGGGTCAACATTTGCCGTAACTCGGATACTCCAAGACGGTCCCGCATCGTATCCCGATAAACCTAATACTCTTGTTACAAACAATTGATTTGATTGTTGTAAGTAAGATTTAGCAATATATGCTGCTTCATATTTAGGTATTTGTGTGTTTACAAATTTTGTTGGTTCAGTCCCCCCGAAGAAAGCTTGAAATTCATCATAGTTTGTAATGAACACAGGTTCGAATGCTGGTCCTCTTAAAGTTTCACCAACTAAACCTAATGTTGTAACACCCACACTTTGTGCCACGAAAGATAAGTCAGTTTCAGAAGTATATACTCCAGGTGAAACGAAAACTTTTTGATTTGCTTGTGCTGTTGCCATTATCTAATTATTCTATTGTAGATTTATTTTATAGATAAATATTCAACAAATAGCGAAAAAACTTTACTTTTGAATATCTATTTATAAAGAGTGAGAATAAATTCTACCTTTTTTCTACCTATGAAACAAACAAAAGAAATTAAGAATATTAAAATAGACCCCGCCATCCACGAGATACTAAAAAAGTATTGTGAAAAACGGGGGTTTAAAATGTATAAATTTTTAGAAAAATTAATTGTAGATAATTGTAAAGAAAAGAAAGATATATACGGTGAGAATTAAACAAGTGTGTTTTCAAACTGAATAGTTGACTCTAATGAGTCATCAATTTTAATAACATCAATTCTTAAAACATCGTTTGTTGTGATTTGAATATTTTGAACATCAGTCCCAAAATAATCATCATTTATGAATACATCATAAGTTTCAACATTTGTCGAATTTGTAAAAGATAAATTTGCGGTGTAAGCCACAATATCACTTAATGTATCATTTCCAACTATAAATAAATAATTCTCCAAAAATTGGTTTGGATTTTTTGGATATTTTTCTCTTTTTGTATTTCCGGTTCCTGTAAGTTCCATAAGTTGAGTAACTCTTGCAATGGCGGGTTTAACTTCAAACTCCTCTTCATCAATTAAATAACCCAACATAGTAAAATCATAATTTTGAATATAGTATTTTCTTGAATCTAAATTCATTTGAGATTCGTCAGAAATATTATTTAATATTATTGGGACATATTGTCCTTTAATAAAAGTATATGCTTGTCTTGATGAAAACTTCTGCATAACCACTTTATTCAACTGATTAAGTTCTCTCATTCGATTACAAATAATTTTAACACTATAATTAATATCAACCGGAACCGGTTGAGGTATTGTGTAAATGTCCATACCTTGTTCGTTTCCATTCCAAGTTGGAACCGATGCGTAATAAAATTGTTTTCTATCCGGTATGGTATATTGTAATGAAGGATTTGTTCCAAACTTAACTTCAGGTTGTCTAACCACTGTAATAAAGGGTGGTGAAGGGTTATAATCTAAATCAACAAATAAAGCTGTTTCCACATATTGAGACCAGTTTTGTGTTGTTATGATAATATCAACCATTGGTATTACTTCACCTTCACTAACAACTTTTAAATCGTTTTTAACAAAATCCAACATGCCTCTATCCAAATCAGCATGTAATACCGATTTAGGTAAATAAGTCCCGTCTTCTTTAATGTATTGTAATAACTCTTCTCTTCTTGCTGATAAAGTTTTTTTTGGGACTAACGGTAATGTTGGTATAACTTTTTTTGGTAATGGCATTTTATATATTTTTTAATGTAAATCCCACATTCCACCACCCATGTCAGTCCCTTTTTCTTCAATTGATTGAGGAACTTCAGCATTAGGACTTCCTTTTAAATTAAGGAATAATAATGATGGTAAGTTAGAAACACAATTAGGTATTGATGTTAATTGTTCGTTGTTAATTAATGCTAAAAATTTTAATTTGGGTAATTCACAAACCGTATCGGGGATTGAGTTAATACAATTATCTAACATAATCATATTTAATTCTTTGAATCTACCTATTTCACTTGGAATGTTTATAATCATTCCTTTATTATTTTTATTTTGAATTTGTAATTCTTTAAGTGTTTCCGGTAAATTTCTAAATAAATCATCTAACCCATAAAGTGAAATAAATTTACCCGAGGCACCTCTTTCAAAATCATCAATAATTAATTTATCTCCACTTGTTGTTAAAGTTTTTGCTAATTTTGGTTTTAACTCATCCTTAAGTTTTTTCAACATTGGGGTGTTAAGTAATGCGATGTCAGTTGAAGATAAACTATCAGCACTTTTATTTTTAAGAGAGTCAATTTTCTTCGACATGTAATACTTTAACACTTCAGGTTCTGAAGACGAAATCATCGCTGGTGTTAAATCCATTCCTAACGCAATATATTTCTTTTTCAAATTTGGAATTAAATTTGAATATTGAACATCACTTAATTTTGGACTATTATATTCTAACCACATCTCAACTTGTTGTGGATTTTCAAAAGATTCCATTGGATTATCTCCAACTCGAGCATTTTTAACCGTGTTAATTAATTCTCTTTCTTCTTGTGTTAACGGTATTGGTTTGAAAATATCTTGTAATCCTTCAAGTTTCGGAACTTTATCTACAATCTCACTCCAAGGTAAATTAGTGCTACCTGCATATCTTCCTGAGTTGGATTTGTCGGCTAACGCCATTCTTCCGTCCGGGTCAACAAGAATTACGACCGCAAAATTTAAATCATCATATTTTTTATCTTCATCAATTACATAATAAAGAGTTCGTTCATGACCCAATCTATAATTGTAATACATATTACCACTACCTTCACGACTTGTACACCACCCACGACCATTCTTCAAACGAATACATTGGTCTTTAGTTTTAGGAGCAAAGATTTTAAGGTTATTTTGGTCATATTTCAAATCAATATCTTCAATATCTTCTTTTGTCTTGTCACTAGCATCTTTTTTACCTTCTAAACCATCCAATAAATGTTCTAATTCAGAAAAAGACATTTTATCAATTCCTTTAGTTTCAAGTGGTATTAAATCAAAATTATCTAAGTAATTTGTTATGTAAAATAAAATTTGGTCAGAAGTTAAATTAGGATTTTCTGTTGTAAATTTTTCCACCATTTTTTTATTTAATAATGAAACATAACCCTTTTCAATTAACTTAATTAATTGAAGATAATTAAATTTTTCAATATCTTGATATTCTTTTGGTAATTCAGATTGAATCTCCAAAAATTTCTTAATAACCTTTTTAAGAGCAACATTTTCAATACCTTTTTCTTTTTTCTTGAATTTATTAAAAATATCATTCACTTGCTTGGTAAATCTTTTATCATCAATAAAAGATTTTAATTCTTTATATGAATATTTAGTAATGTCCCTTTTGTTTGATGGTAAACTTTCTTTAAATCTATCAAACATATCAATATATGACATAACCACTTCTTTATCCTCAGAAGTTTCGTCTTTAAATTTATTATATAATTGATTTTTAAGTTTCTCAGAAACTTCAAGTAATATATTTTCGTTAAGTGCTTTTAATAATTTCATTTTTGGGAATTAATTTATTATAAATATCTTATTTTTTAAGTTTATCATATCCACTTCATCAGCCCGATAAATCGGTTCTTCAGTGTCTTTCATAACATAAGAGTCATATTTATACGGATTATAAGTAACAATATTATTATTTGGTTCATTAGGGATATCCTGACAAGGATATTTACAATAATCGATTAGTGTTCCAATAACAAATGAATGAACATTCTTTCTTTTTTCTTTTATTACTTTTTCCCTACCTCCCGGTCTAACTCGGAACTCAACATCTTTAAGTTTAACATAATCCGCATGAATTACGACACGACCTTTATAGATAATTGAAAAAGTATGTTTATGTAAATTATAATATAACATTATTTTTTTTCCAATATATTCCTTTTCTTCATTGTCGTGACCACACTTGTGACATATATATGGGTCGTTTCCTCCATCAGATAAATCCCATGACCAACCACACTCATCACAGATTACTTTACCATCTGTGATAGTTTCAAAAATTCGTCTTATTTGTGATTCTAATACTAATACTTTCATTGGTTATTGGTCATCTGTTACCGTTGTTACGGGTAAATTAAATTTATTTTCAAACCATTCTTTCATAGGTTCTTTCCAATATTCACCGAATAAACCATCCATACTCCAATAATCATCTGTGGATACTGACAATATTGGTGCATCTTCCATCCAAACTTCAGAATTTGGCTCTCCTTCATAATACTCTTTGGAATAATACCAAAAAAGAATATCAGTATAATCTTCTCCTCCCCATTCACCTTCGTAAAATATTCTGAAATTTTCATCATTAAAATTTTCATCTTCGTATGGGTCATATCCGGTTCCATAAATATATTGTATATCCTTAGATGAATACTTGTCATCTATGAACTCATAAATCGCTTTATATAATTTTGTTTCAGGTATTATGTATTTCATTAATCCGCTACAATTGTTTTAACTGGTAATTTGAATTTATCTTTAAACCATTTTTTAAAAGGTTCTTTCCAATATTCACCAAACATTGTTTCTAATTTTTCATAATTATTAACAATTAAAATTGGTGTTTTTTTTCTAAAAGACTGACTATCAGGTCTATCTTCATAATATTCTTTTACTATATAAATAAATACCATCCCATTTTCATCATAATCACCATCATATTCTTTATTATAAAACTCAATAATATGCGGATTTTCCTTATCTATCTCTTCATCTTCATCATATGTTTCCGGATTGAAAAAATCAATTTTATCCATATCGTAATACTCATCAATATACTGATAGATGGCTTTAAATAATTTACTTTCAGTTATTACGTATTTCATTATATTCCTCTAAATTCGTTTTCACTTACATAAGTTGCAGTGATTGTTCTATAGAACGGTTTATAACCACCATACGAGTGGCGGTTATCCGAAACAACATATCCGTCATCACTCACCACATAATATCTAACTCGGTCTTCAGTTTCGTAATAACCAAAATAATCTCCTTGAAATATTTCAACACCCAAGTCATCAAGAGTTTTTTGATAGATTGAAAACTTCATATTTCCTGGCTCATGTATTCCAACTTTTGAATTACCTAATAATTTTGGAGTTGGAGCCATTACTTGAACTAATCCTTGTAATTCAACCGGAGCCAAAAATTGGATTCCGTCTTTAACAACCTCACCATACACATCATCCTTCTTCGTCTTATATCTATCAACACGATACAGAATAACGGTAAAATTCATATCCCCTTCTAACCATTGCCTTCCCATTTCAATGTCTAATGAGTAATCCTCCGCTCCGAAGAACTTACCTAATCTTGTTATTGGAACTAATTTTTGCATATTAATATTGTTTTAATCTATTATGATATGATTCCGAACTTACTCCGGAACTACCTATTATTACCTCAACATCAAAATAGTCGCTTATTGTCTTACTAATCTCATGATTCCATTGTTCTCTAGTTCTATCCCCAAGACTTCCCGTAGTAAAACCTCTTAACATTATATTATCATCAGGAACAATATAAGTTATAGACATATTATAAGAATTACCCACCAAATCCATAGGTCTTAATTTGAAATCAATATTTGATACTCCATTTGGCTTAATGACATTCATCATTTTACCTATCATTTTCTCTAATTGTCGTTGATTCATTTTCATATATTGATAAATACTCAGTTATTTACTATATTTAACTAAATATTTTGTATAGATGAATATAAGTCTAGAATCGAAAGCGTTGACACTATTGGAAGAATATCAAGGAGCAAACAATTATATCCTCGAATTAAAACGAAAATCACAATTAAATAAAAAGTTTTATCCAACTAGAAGTCAGTCAGAATACATTATCAATAATCACGATAAACAACCCAAAGTCGCAAAAAAATGGGTAATACTTGACGCATATTTTGCTCAAAAATTAGCTGACGATAAATTATACACCGAAATACCAACAAAAGTTTGGGTTGAGAAATTATTATGTGATAAAGACAAAGCGTTTCATATTTGGGGTAAAGTATTTGAAACCGAGGAACTACACCACTTTTGGTTACCAAAAGCAGCAATCATCAAAGATAATACGGTTAAGGATGTGGTTATTGATTATTCTAAATATTCTAACCGTCCTCCTCTTGAACACCAAAAAGAAGCAATCCAAAAATTAGTTGAAAATAAAAAGTTTATTTTAGCGGATGATATGGGTTTGGGAAAAGCGGAATTTGTTGAGAATAAAGTATTTACCCCATATGGTAGAAAAAGAATTGGAGATTTAAAAATTGGTGATGAAGTAATTGGTAGCGATGGTAAAAAATGTAATGTTCGTGGGGTTTATCCACAAGGAATTAAAGATTTGTATCGAGTAACATTTAATGATGGTGTTTCTATTTTAGTTTGTAAAGAACATTTATTTTCTGTTAGGTCAAGAAGTTTTGGTCATAACACTAAAAACTCTCGTAATAAAAAAGAAATTGTTTTATCTGTTGACCAAATGATGAATAAAGAATTATTTTTAGAAGTTTTAGGGGATAAAAATAATTCTAACAGAAATTACAAATTTAAAACTTATTATAAAGAAACCGGAGGTAATAACAAATGGCAAATACCAATGGTTAAACCTATTGAATTTAATTCTAACGAATTGGAATTAAACCCTTATTTGTTAGGGTTGATTTTAGGTGATGGGTCTATAACACAAAAAGGAGTTTCATTTACAACTGAGGATGTTGAAATCGTTAATTATATAAAATCTATTTTACCTGAAAATTCACAAATTACGGAAAACAAAAATTCAAAATATGGTTATAGATTAACAAAAAAAACAGGACATACTAATCCAATAATTCAAAGTTTAAAAAAATTAGATTTGATGGGTTGTGGTTCACATAATAAATTTATCCCAACTATATATAAATATTCATCAATTAATGATAGATTAGAAATTTTAAAAGGTTTAATGGATACCGATGGAACTTGTTCTATTGGTAAAAAAGGGAATTTTGAAGGTACTGAATTTTCAACAATATCAGAAAGATTGTGTGATGATGTTATTGAAATTGTTCATAGTTTAGGTGGTATAGCAAGAAAAAAAAGTAGAAAAACTAACTACACATATAAGGGTGAAAAAAAAGAAGGTAAAAAATCTTATAGAGTTAATATAAAATTACCATCGGGGATGAATCCTTTTAAACTTAAACGGAAATACGAATTATACAACACTCCCGAGAAATATAAAGTCGGTAGATATATTAAAGATATTAAATTTGAGGGTAAGGGTGAAGCTATTTGTATTTCAGTTGATTCTCCCGATAAATTGTATGTAACTGAACACGCAATTGTTACACATAACACAACATCAACAATTATCGCAGCATTAGAAACCGGAGCTAAGAAAATTTTAATTATTTGTCCGGCAACATTAAAAATAAACTGGAAAAGAGAAATTGAAAATTACTCAGACCGAAGTATTTTTATTTCAGAAGGAAAACAATTTAGCACTGAAGATGATTTTGTTATTGTTAATTACGATATTATCAAAAATTTTCATGACCCAAAGAAAAAAGATGAATCATTAATATTAATGTCAAAATTTGATTTGATTATTATTGATGAGGCTCACTACATTAAGAACGCCCAAGCTCAGAGAACAAAACTAATTAACGACATTACAAAAAGTGTTGACAGATTATGGTTGTTAACCGGTACACCTATGACATCTCGTCCAATAGATTATTTTAACTTATTAAGTTTGGTTGACTCCCCTGTAAGTAAAAATTGGATGGCATATGTTATTCGTTATTGTGCCGGTTTTCAATTTAAAGTTGGCCCAAGAAAGATTTGGAATGTTCAAGGAGCATCAAATCTTGAAGAATTGCGAGACCGAACATCAGGTCTTACATTAAGGAGGTTAAAAGAAAATGTTTTAGATTTACCAGACAAGATTATTACTCCCGTATATTTGAGATTAAAATCAAAAATGTATGAAGAAGTTATGGGTGATTATTACAATTGGTATGAGAAAAACCCTGAAGAATCAAAATCACTTACAGTTCAATTTACCAAATTAACCAAAGTTCGTCAAATTATTGCCGACGAAAAAATATCACAAACAATTGAGATTGCTGAAAACATTATTGAACAAGATAAAAAAGTTATCATATTTTGTAATTTTACCGATTCATTAAATAAAATCACGGAACATTTTGGTAAATCTGCAGTTAAACTTGATGGGTCTATGTCAAAACATGAAAGACAATTTAGTGTTGACCAATTCCAAGAAAATGATAAAGTAAAAGTGTTTGTGGGGAATATTAAAGCCGCCGGTGTTGGGATTACTTTAACCTCAGCGGAGGCAGTAATCTTTAATGATTTATCGTTCCTACCCTCTGACCACGCTCAAGCGGAAGACCGAGCATATAGATACGGACAAAAAAATAATGTATTGGTTTATTATCCAATATTTGAGAACAGCATTGAAGGAATCATATACGACATCCTTAATAATAAGAAACAAGTTATTGCAACCGTAATGGGGGATAATCAAAATACCGCAGATGCCGCAGAAGAAATTTTAAAGAGAATTAATCAAATGCGTCATTAAACAAACTTTGGATTATTTATATGAAAAGGATAATCCTATAATATGAAAGAAATAGAAAAAAAAATTCAACAAATTGAAACTAAAATTCTTGAAGGACACATACAAAAAGAAAAAAATTTGTTGATTACAGAAATGAAGAAAATAGGTATTGAAAAATTACCTTATTCTTACTCAGCCTTGAAACAATTCATTGACCCCGAAACAATGGATTTTCACTACAATAAACATTATAAAGGGTATGTGGATAAACTTAACGATGCTTTATCTAAGAAAAAATACGGGGATTTAGATTTAGAGAAAATTATCAAAACCATAAGTCGTTTTGATAAGACAATTAGAAATAACGCCGGTGGTGCATTCAACCACGCATTATTTTGGAATATGTTGACACCAAAACCGACAAAACTTAAAGGTGAACTTCACAAAAAAATAATCAAACAATTTGGTGGTTTTCCCCAATTCAAAAAAGAATTTGAAAAGATTGCAAAAGAACGATTTGGTTCCGGATGGGTATGGTTGGTATTAACCTCAAAAAATACTTTAAAAATTATGTCCACACCAAATCAAGATAATCCTTTAATGAATGTTATTGAAGGTGGTGGATTTCCATTATTAGGTTTAGATTTATGGGAACATGCTTATTATCTTAAGTATAGAAACAAACGAGATGAGTATATCGCAAATTTTTGGAAAGTTGTGAATTGGGACTTTGTTTCTAAATTATATGAAATGAAAAGTGAAACCAAATTACTTGAATCAAAAAAAATGGGAGAATTATTAAAAGAAGGTAAATCTGAAATGTGTTCATCATCTGAAAATGAATTTTATAGAACATTATTTAACACAAACCAAGATGTTAAATGGATATACATGCGTGGAATAAATAAAATAATGAAAGAAGTTTTTTCTGAAAATTTTATTGATAAACCATCAAATAATGAAATGCCGGGGGTTTATAATCTTGAAGGGGAAGGAAGGTCTGTAATAAATAAATTAAATACAAACTATACCTCGTTTTGTGTATTACTAAATGATTTAAATAAAGTTATCACAAAATTAACAAAATCTAAACCAATAGATTTTAGAAATAAAACATCTGAAGAACAAAAGAAAGAGGCAAACAGATTTGTTACGGCATTAGACTACTTCAAATTTAGAATTTTTAACAAAGATAGTTCAACATTTCAAAACTTATTGAAAATTTTAATCGAAAAAAACAATGCCGGTAATAAAAGAGAAGAGATAACAGCATCAATATTACGAAAATATTTAGGTAAAGATTATCAAATTGAAATAATTGGTGGTCTTGGTAATAAAAAAGACGCGATTAATGGTGTGGATATTGAAATAACTAAAGACGGTGTTACTAAAACCGCACAAGTCAAACCATTTAGAAATAAAATTATTACGGATGATGGTATTTTACTTGAAGGAACTGCCAGTGTTAAAATTTACAAAACAGATTTAATGATTTTTCAAAAAGGAAAAAATGTATTAGTTTTCAATGAAAAACCAATAATAGTTAATGGAAACTTTTTATTTCCTTTAGATTCATTACTATATGACATAACTTAATATTTATAATATAAAATACTAATATAAATTATGGCAGTTATTCCGGAACCAGAAAGAAGTAAAATCTACACTAGAGTTAAACACCAATTAGGTGCACCTCTAAGAAGTGTTGAATTAGAAGACGAAATGATGGACTCATTAATGGAATTATCTATTGGTGACTATGAAGAATATGTTCTTCAATGGTTAATTGATAGTCAATGGGTTAATTTGGTTAATCTTAACATGAACGAAAAATCGGTGGCAAAGGCATTGATTACGAGAACTATGGACTTCGAACAACAATTTAGTTATTCGTATTCTAAAATTGTTGGACTTCAAACTGAAGGTCCTTGGGTTTTAAAGAAAGACTATTTTGTTTTAAGTGCTAACACACAAACATATGAAATACCCGCAGGTCGTGAAGTTAACGAATTACTTTGGTTTAGTGATAGACCATGGAACGCATTTGGTTTAGGTGGCACCGCTGGAGGTTTTGGTGCTGGTATTGGACTTGGTGCTAGTGAGGCGGGATTCGCTCAAATGGGAAATCAAGGGTCATATTTTATGATGTCAGGATTTGATTATTTAGTTAGAATGCAAGAAGCAAATGTCTTAAGTAGAATTTTAGGAGGTTCACTTACTTATAGAATAACCGGATTACCTGATGGAAAAAAATTAATTCATTTATATAACACACCTGGTGGTCGTTTTAATTGGAATAATATTAATGGTTATGTTGGTAAAGCAGTTTGGTATTGGTATTATGATGTAACTCCGGACAACAGAGCAGATTGTTTAAAAAACAATCCGGATGTTATTAAACTACCTACGGATGTCCCAATGGATAATTTATCTTGGGAAGACTTAAACATACCAGGACAACAATGGGTTAGAAGATGGTTTACTGCGTATTGTAAAGAAACATTGGCAAAAGTTAGAGGAAAATATAGTGGTAATCTTAAAACACCTGATAGTGAGTTGACAATGGATTATCAATCTTTAGCCACTGAAGCTAAAGATGAAAAAACAAAACTAATGGAAGAATTAACAGGGGCTGAAGGTTGGTTAACAAGATTAAGACCTGAAAAAGTTATGGAAAGAGAGGCGTTATTAGCTGAAAACTTAAATAAACAAATGAAATTTAGAGCAATGCCTCGACAAATTTATGTAATATAATTTTATGGCAATAGTAAAATCAATACCATCAAGAAGAATAATCAACGGAGAAGTTATTAACACATCGGAAATATCTGTTGTGTCCGAATTGGAATATAAAACAAACGGAGAAAGTTGTATAATTGTTAGAGGAGTATCTCAATCAACAATAATATTGGATTCCTCAACTACAGACCATGTCGTAGTGAAATGTATGGTAAACACAACAATAAAACCTGATACTGGTAAAATAGACGAAGAATATGATGAAATAGGTGCGGATAGATTCTCATGTATTGAATTTAGATTTGTTGGTGGTAACTGGTATGTGCTCTCGTCTGATGGGTTAAAACAATCATAAAAAAAAAGGTGTCATATTCGACACCTTTTTTTATACCTCAATTAATTTTTTCTCCCAACCTTCTTCAGCCAATTCATACATATAATCTGGAGATAAACCTCGTTTCTCCCAATATTTCATTTCTTGTTCCGTAATATTAAGAACATCTTCTTGTAATCTGTCTTGGTCTCCTTCACCTAACGGATGTCCATTAATTAATTCACATTGTGATTTGGTGAAAATACCTCTTTTACTTGGTTCACTAACAATTAAACCATTTCTAACTTCGTCTTGAAACACAACCATTAAGGGTTGGATTCTTTTATTAAATGTGGTAATTGCCCTTGGAACATTATAATCACCCAACATATCCGGGTCATTCTCCAATATATCTTTATCTAACATATAGCAATTTAGTTGAATACCTTCACCTTTCTTTTGAACATCTCCATGAGATGCTCTTAAACCATTATTCACATACATAATAACATCACCCAAACTAACTTTTAAATTTTCTTGTAAGGCAAGTTCCATATGAGCCATTCTCGACATACTATTACCTGCCTTTGTTTTAGTCGTTAATCTTTTCTTGTAATCTTCAAGACTTAATTTAACTTTAGCTCGTTGGGAGATTTTACTTAAAGCAATTTGTTTATCATAAATTTTTTGTAGATATTCGTAATAATATTCAACAAACTCATGTCCTTTCCCTTCAAGTAATAATTTAACCCCTTTATCCAAAAATTCTTCAATATACAACGGAAGTTTTTTAGATTTTATCGTATTTCCGGTTAATTTAATTTTTCCTTTAGAATCCATAACCGCATAGTTTTTACGAGCTAAGTTAATTGTTGAAGGCCAAACACCATCCGTATCTAAAGCCATTTCACCTCTCATGAATGTGTCATTATATTCGGCAACATCCGCCTCAGGACCATAATATTCTTTACCCTCTTTAACTTTCCAATTCAAACCTCTTCCAACATATACTCGGTCTTTTGCCTCAGGTGGAGTTGAGAAGTTCACCCCATCCGTATCCATAACCAATGGAACATATCCTTTTGACATAAAAAATTTAATCATTTGACGAAGATATTGTCTTCCGGTACAAGTAATCTGTTCTCCCATATACATATCCCCCCAAGCAAATACCTGAGGAGCCGATAAAGCACCAAACATACTATTGATGAAAATCTTGATTGGTAACTGTTTATTACCATACGATTCAGATTTTGCTTTATCAATTTCATAATATTCCTCGGCCAATTGTTTATATTTGATACGAGTGTTACGGAAATAGGTCAACATTCCTTTCATTGCACCCGTAACATCACAATCCGGAAATACATCATGAACTAACTGAATTGATGGGTATAGGGAACTAAAGTCAAGTTTCAATACATCTTTTGAATAACCTACTTTTAATAATCTTGACAAACCACCCACGAAATCAGTTTTTGCTTCTTTGGCAGGTATTGCCAAATTGTATTTGTATGACCAAGCCAACATTAACATCTTCCACAATGTTGCTGTCCCCATGGTTGAAACTCTTTCATATGTTGTTGGAATCATTGCAGCCAACAAGAATGAACCTTGATTAAACTCTTGGTCAACTTTAAGGGTTTCATCTAAGTCATCGTCAAGGTATTTTTCAACTAACTTATCCCCGGTCATTTTTACATAGATATCGGTACGACGAGCACATATATCATCAATTTTAGGGTCTTGACCAACTTTTCTATAACCACCATTTTGAGTGTTTAACCAATACTCTTCTTTTTTAGCATACATCGGACCAATATCTAAGTGGTCAATATAAACACGACTTGGTGATTCGGCATTGATAAATTTGGTGATGTATTTTAATCCGGCGGCTTTAATGTTCGAATTAATTGCTTGAGCCCTACGAACCGCATGAATAATATCAATAACATTATAACCCCATATTGATGTTTGGGTATAAGTTTCCACTTCATTTGCAAGTTTTAACATACCATCTTTACGAGTGTAAGAATGGTTGGGATTTAATGACCTACATACTTTTTTTAGGTCAATACCTAAGATTCTACTTCTTTCAAAAATCCAATGCCAGTCGAAGTTTGCGGAATTATATCCCCCAATAATTGATGGTTTAATTTCGTTGATAATTTTGAAAAATTCCATGATTGCACCTTTTTCTTCATTCTCATCGGTGCATTCAATTACTTTGTGATAACCTTTATTGGTTTTTATTCCAATCATAAAAATACGACCATCTTTCGGTTCCAAGGAGGTCGTCTCCAAGTCATATACCATTCGGGTCACTTCATTATAATTCTCAAACCCTTTAAATAACCGTTTTTCTTTGGAAATAAGGTATTGTTCCACCGGAGGTAGAATAGTCACTTTATCTTTGGTTTTGTCACCCCAAGGGTCACATCCACCCTCTTTAAAGAATTGAATAAGCTCTCTATACCCTTTCATGGATTTAACCATATAGGTCAATCCTTTTTCAAGTCTCTCATTTCCGTGAGTATTTAACTTTTCAATTATAATTCCATGTTTAGTCATCGCCTCTTTTTGAGCCGATTTGGAATCGTTATAAAATTTTATGTTTCTTAAATCACCTACCCAAGCGAATGGTACAAAGTTATCCTTACGAATTTCTTTCCCTTTTCCGGGCGTTTCTTTCACCTTATAAATGCAGTTGTCTCGGTAATCATACTCAATGGCAACTATAAATTTTTCCGGGTCATTTCCGTGGAGGAATGACTCAATTTCATTACTATCTATCATATATTATCTTGGAGTGGCATATTAGCAATCACTTAGTTGTGAAGTTCACCTTACTCATCGTAGATAAATATAGTTATTTAAATTTAAGAATCAAATTAACAACAATCAGTTTCTAAAATAAATTATTTATTTGTTTTATATTAGTGAAACTTTTTTTATATTTGTGGATATTTATATCATATGGGTAGAAAACTAAAATTAGAAGAAGAAAGAAAGGTTAAATTTGGAATAAGTTTAGACCGTGATTTATTTGACCGAATGGTTAAAGAAAAAGTAAAAAAATCAACATTACTTAATAAATTATTAAAAGAGTATTATGACAACAAAGATATGCAGTAAGTGTAAAGAAGAAAAGGAGGTTTGTAATTTTAATATGGATAAACATAACTCAACCGGTTATAGAAGTGAGTGTAAGAGTTGTCAAAAACTTTATTCTAAAAGATATAGAGAAAAAACTATATTACATCGTAAAAAATATTACGAAGATAATATTGAAAAAATAAAAGAGTGGAGAGAACTAAATCGTGAAAAACTCAATAAACTGAGAAAAGAATATAGAGAATCTAATAAAAACATCATTTCAGAACAGAAAAAAATATATTACAAAAAGAATAAGGAACATATTTTATCATACCATAAAGAATATCGTAAGAAAAATAGAGATAAATTTAACTTATATGGTAAAAATCACCGAATAAAAAATAATCCTAACCCAGTGTTTAAAGTATGGAATAATACTCGTAAAAGAATAAGAGAATATCTTAAACTAAATAATATCACAAAAAGTAATAAAACTTTCGATATCGTTGGTTGTTCTCCGGAGTTTCTAAAAGAACATTTAGAACAACAATTCATTGAAGGAATGTCTTGGGATAATCACGGATTATACGGATGGCATATCGACCATATAATACCATTATCGTCAGCCAAAACTGAAGAAGAAATATATAAACTTTGTCACTATACAAATCTTCAACCACTATGGGCTGAAGATAATTTAAGAAAAAGTAATAAAATATTAATTTAACATTCTTTTCTTAATCCATAGAAAAAAAAAATCCCCCAAAAGGTGGGGGTTATTTTTTAGTAAGACATTTTCTTGTGTTTTGGTTTTCTGTTGTAAGTTTTCTTACTTTTTTGAACTGATGGTCTTGAAGCCGCCCATATCTCTTGCATTGTGAAGGTAACTGTTTTCATAATTTCTGTATGTGTTAATGTTATTGTTTCATTTTGACAGGACAAAAGTAATACTTAGATTTCAATCTACCAAACTTTTTTTTATTTTTTTTTATATTTATCATTATGAAGGATTTAATTAGACAAATATTAAGAGAATATACCGAACCAAAAATTACAATTACGGAAATTTCACCTGATTCTCCATTACTTAAACAAATTATTTCGGAAAATAAAACCCCATCATCATTTATTGATAGTGATGGTAATAGAATATTCACTAAAGACATTGTTAATGATTTGACAAATTACTTTATAAGTAATTATAATAATCCAAAAGGATTTTGTGGTTCGTACAATAATAAAGGTAAATGTAACCGATTATTTAAACTAGGTTCTGTAAGTGACCATTTTGCTTATAGAGTATATCGATTAAGTGACCCAATTTATTCAGATAGAGAAGATATTATTAATCCTGGAAAATATGAAGGAATTAATTTATTCTTCAATCATATTGATAATTTAATCTTAAAAATAATTGAAGCTAATACCGCAACAAAGGGTCGTAAGCCTTGGAATTCAAACACAGGTCGTAATTTTTTAATGATTGATGTTGATAATGTTTTTAGTATTATTATTGAACTGATAAAAAGAACCCCAGTTAATGATACTGATTATATGGAAGTAAAATTTGTTACTCAATTAAAAGGTGTTCCATTTGATAACCAAACTCTTCAAAAATACAAACCAACAATTAAAGTTAATTAAAACAAAAAAATGGGACATTAGTCCCATTTTTTTTCTAACAGTACATCTATCATCGGTTAGACCAACGCGGTTAGGCTGTATACCGTGAGCCCAAAGTCACCATCTTTCGACGTATCTCAAGCCGTAACAAGAGATTTTCAACTAAGACAAGAATACCGAAATATTCCCGAATACTTTTTTTAGTGTTAAAGTACAAAACCTCACTTATTTTCTTTGACAAAGATACAACTTATTTTGAACCTACCAAACTTTTTTTTATTTTTTTTTGTGATAAATATTTCACTTATTTTCTTTGACAAAGATACAACTTATTTTGAACCTGCCAAACTTTTTTTTATTTTTTTTTAGCAACAAGCCGTTTCCGATATAAAACTTGGTTGAACATTGATATATAATTCTTCTCTAATTGGAAGAATTAGATTACCTTCGTCGTTTTTAATTAAGAATTGTCCCTCATATCTTCCCGGAGTGTTTGTATCTCTTGAACTAAATTTAAAATAAATATAATATTCGGGCTCAGAACCTTCAGGTAAGATTAAATTTACTATTTCGGCCGGTGCCGATACTATTTTAGGAATGCCAGTTTCCACATCAATCATTGTGAAAAATATTGTTGACACCTCTAAATCTCGCATAAGTTGTTGATATCCGGCTCTACCGTCTTTCACCACGCTCATCTTCAAAACCGGTAAGGTTGCATTTTGTTTGATATAAAACTCCATTTAACTTGTTTTTATTATAAATACTTGATTTGATAAAAATATTTAATTATTATTGGTTTTAGTGAAACTTTTACTATTAACAAGATATTTATATAATATGGCAAGACCGACAAAATTAGAAGAAGACAGAAAGGTTAAATTTGGAATAAGTTTAGACCGTAATTTATTTGACCGAATGGTTAAAGAAAAAGTAAAAAAATCAACATTACTTAATAAATTATTAAAAGAGTATTATGGAAAAAAAGATATGCAGTAAGTGTAAAATCGAAAAAGATGTTTGTGAGTTTTATAATAACAAAGATAAGTTTGACGGTAAAAGACCTGAATGTAAATTCTGCACAAATAAACAATCTATTTTATATAACAAAAAAAACAAAGATAAAGTTGATAAAATCAAACAAAAATATGTTGATAACAATAAAGAAAAAGTAAAAAAATCTAAAAAAGATTGGTTTAATAAAAACCCTAATTATCAAAATGAATGGTCGTACATCAAATCTAACATCGATGTTTTATTTAAGTTAAAAAAAAATATGAGGTCAAGGCTTGGATTATTTTTAAAAGACAGAAATGTCACAAAAAATAATAAAACATTTCATATTATTGGTTGTTCTCCGGAATTTTTAAAAGAGTATTTAGAACAAAAATTTACAAAAGGAATGTCTTGGGAAAATAGAAATGAATGGCATATTGACCACATAACACCCTTATCATCAGCAAAAACTGAAGAAGAAATATATAAACTTTGTCATTATACAAATCTTCAGCCACTATGGGCCGAAGATAATTTGAAAAAAAGTAATAAAATATTAAATTAAGATTCTTTTCTCAATTCGTGTGAATAGTGTTCATACCGGTCGTGTTCGATTGGGGTTAATAATAATATACCAGGGTTTATATTTCCCTTCACAGTTTCTTGATAGACATAAGACATACTAGTCTGTTCATAGGCAAATTGCCATTTAGTTTCTAAATAACATTTATAATTACCTTCTTTACTCAATATGATAGGCCAGTTTGAAATATAAATTTCACCATTCACATAGGGTAATCCTTTATGAACTTTAATATTTTTAAAATTGGTTCTTGGTGCGTTTGGGTCAAAACCTTGAACCGGTAATTTAGGGTTGTTTGGCCAATGTGTATTTCTAAAATCTTGTGGAACGTTGTACCATGAAAATTGTACATCATTTGACCCGTAGAACTCGGTGAAGGAATATTTTAAAAAATCAAAATTTTCTTTTTGAATAATTTCTAACGATTTTTGATATAAATTTCCAACATAACGAGGAAACCCGTTTCTACATACCTCACCTTTTTTTGGATATAAATTCATGTCATCTTCGAAAAAAATTTGGAAATCCAAATCAGTTTCATTAAAATGTTCCGCAATAAATATCCTACCACCCATAATACCTAAATTATCTTTCTTAATGTGTTCAAATCCATATTCTTCACACAATTCTTTATATCTTGGAGTTGTTGATAGGTCAGTTGAATTATCGAGTAAAAACTTTTTAGTTTTTGTTATAAAATCGGAATCATATTCCAACATCGATTTAACCAAAGTTTCAAATTGATTAGGACTATTAAAAGTGATAACATATAAACCAACTTTATTAATGTCTAAATTATTAACAACAGACACTTTACCCTCATTTTTAACAACTAAATTATCATTTTTCAAATCTTCAAAAAATTTACCAACTAGTCCGTTTGACTCAATTTCAAAATAATTAATTAAATCAGAATGTTTATATGTCATAATACTAAAGATTGATTCTTCAGTTCCCATATACCCTTCTTCTAAAGTTGATTTTAATAATGTGTAATAGATTGAATTAATATCAGCAATACTTTCTTTAGGACCACCGAAAAAACCACCTCTGGCAACTTTATTTACTTTACTACCGGCAATTTCATTTAATTTATTATATTCGAACCCATGTATTTCTGTTTCCGCATTATAAGGAAAACAAATAAATGAGAATTTTGAAATGTATTTTAATAATTTATCTAAAACCTTATCATGAGTAAAATATCCCGGGTGTACTGTATTTGTTAATCCACCATCAATCCAAAACATATATTTGGAATCAAATTTATCTAATATCTTGGCATCGTGAAGAAGAAATACTTTGGACATAACCAAAGGATTGTAATTCGCTAATTTCGCTTGGGTTGATTCTTCTAACCATCCAACTTGTGTTATCCAACTTGGTCTTGTTCTAACAACTTGAATCATATTATAAAATTCAGAATTGGTAAACCAAGATAATGGTCGTTCAATAAACTGAGTGTTAGATTCATTTCTAATTTTGAAAACAAAGTCCTTAAGTTCTTTATCTCCAAAAATTATCATATTTTCTTCAACTTGTAATAGTTGTTCGAATTTATCTAAATAATGTTGGTAAGACCTTGACCATCCTTCTGTCAAATCTCCTCTACCAATATCCCATATTCCCGTTACTAATGTTATATTATTCATTGATTATACTTCCAAAGTAATTTAATGTTTTATTTCTATGTTTAATTTTTCCATATTTTGAAAATTCCATTTCATTTTTAACCGAAGACATTTTCATATTTGAATGTTTCGCACTAGTTCCAAAATAAATTCCACAATAATATGTTAAATAATTTTTATTATTTTCAGATATTTTATCCCAAAAATCTAAAAAAGTTTTTAACTTTTCATTATTTTTAAAAATAATTCTTGTCTCCGCAGGATTTGGGGATAAATCTAACTCATCGTAATACAACCCTTTAAATTCATTATCTATTTTTTCTTGAAAATGGTTATAATTTTCCCTCAAACTTCCTAATTGTGGTCTCTCACTCGTTGGGAATATCACATCATAATCCTGAATTACCAAATCATCATAACTTTGCTTATCCCAACCGTCAACATAGCAATCACAATCGTGGTGATAAATTATATCGTAATTTAATTCGGAACCTAATCTAATCGCCAATCTTTTAATATGCATGTTAAACTTATTAGATGACTTGATGGGTTCGTTAAAATTACTTTCATAATCAAATAAAATTACTCTATCGTTTTTTATAAAATCATAATATTTGATATTATTGGTTAATATTAATATATCAAAATCAGTAAAATTAAGATAACTATTGATTAATTTTTTCGATGTTTCCATATAATAAAAATCATCTTTATCGATTTGTATTGCAACGGTAACTATTAATGTTCTCATTCAAATAGGTTATAAAAATACTTAACTTCACCATCCACATGGGATTCTCGTTTATACCAATCATCGAATTTAAGTAATTCATAATTTTCGGGATTATTCGCATATAAACAACATAAAATTTGTTCTTCCATATAAAGTGATTTTTCATTTGAAAGTAATTTTAATAATAAATTTTCAAAATCCAATTTTAACTGAATTAAATCTTCTTTGTTTCCACCGAAAAAACCACCAACAATATGATAATCATTATTATATGTTGAATAATATGTGGTTGGGATTGTTTGAGACCAAAAGAATCGGTGTCTATTATTTTTACCGACCAAGACCAATTTAGATTCGCTTAAGGTATTTAATCTATTTAAAAAATTTTGATTAAATAAATTAAAGAAATAATATCTTTCTTGTCCTAAACCAAACGAATAATTAGATGGGAATAATCCCGAATGTGATAATCCAGCATCAACCCAATATATTTTATCATAATTTTCTTTATCAGGTATTAAATCAAACCAAAAAAACTTATTGTATTGTATTTCAAAACATCTATCAATTTTTTTCATTTCCTCAAGATTTTTCAATCTACGAATATTATCAAAATATTTGGTGTCAGTTAAATTGAAAATGATGAATTGTAGTTTGTCTCTACTTACATTTTTTTGATTATAAAAATATTCTTCTAATTCTTTTATTTCATCCGTTGAAGTAAAACAAATATACTTGTCGGCATTTAAGTTTAAGATATTATATAATGACGATTTGTAGTGGAAGTTTCTTGAACTTCTACCACCAAATTCGGTTCCATAAAGATTGCTATAAATTGAAGTATAAATTAATGTCTTCATATGGTTTAACTAACTAAATTATGATGTAATCTTCCGGTGATTCTATCACACCACCCTTTTGATGTTGAATATGGCCATACAACCCAATACGATGGTAATTCATCAGTTTGAAATTCTCTCCATATTTTACAGTATTTATCCGGGTCTCTCATAAACCCCGCAATTTCATTCTTATCCGCATCTTTTCTAAACAATGTGTCATCTTTATCATTATGGAACGCCACAACCCAAAATTCATAATCTGTCTCAGGAACTTGGTCATAACTAACATCAATACAATGTTTGAAAATCATACAGAAACTATCTTTCCATTCTTGCTCCGTTTCAAAATTATATGGGTTTGGTGGGTGATTTTTTTCTAAAGTGTATTTATCAATTGCTCTTTTTTCAAATAATAAACCTGAATATTTTTCAAAATCTTTTAAAGTTCTAACAGGACCAAATCCAAAAGGACCATCATGCCCTTCTTGTTTTTCTCCATCCATACCAAATAATTTTCTATTGGTAAAGTGAGAATGTCGGTTTTTTTCACCCCATTCTTTGTCATCGTCCCATTGTTTGGTTCTACCCTTACGAGTATATTCGTGATAAACAACAGGAATGTGTGGATGAAATAAATCATAACCCCATGTATATGCTCTAGCAGCAATTGATATTTCTTCACCATGAAAGTAATATTCCGGATTATGTTGAACTTCAATTGAAAATGCTCCTAAGGTAAAACAGAAGTGAGCGGAATAAAATCTAGCAGTAACCGGTTTTTTCATTTCTCTCCATCCGGGAATAGTTTCAGGTAAAAAAAACACTGCACCTTCCGGAATGAACCTATCAAACACCATTCTCCACGCTTCATTAACTCGACCTGCGGGGTCATTTTCAGGGTCAAATGATGGAACATACCCTGTTAACAATGGTTTTTCATACCCATCTTTTTGTAATCCTTTAATCATTTTAATTAAAGTTTCGTCCCAATTTTTTTCAAATCTCATATGAGAGTCAATTTGGAGGGTGTATGTTTCACCACTATATAATTGTTGAGTTAAATTTCTTGCCCAACAAACACCTTTTGACTCTTGATGAGGAATATCAAGAATTCTGAATCGTTTGTCTTTTCTATAATCCTCTAATTTATCAAACCCGTCCTCATCACTGAATTGTCTTGCAATTCCAAAACGAATATTTTTAGGTTTTTTGGCATTCTCCAACATATCTTTAATTGTTGGTTCTAATTGAGGGTCTCTATAGGAGGCGATTTGAACAAATATTGTCATATAATTACTTTTTGTTTTAAAAATAAAAAACCCTCGAGATAAGTCGAGGGTTTAATTTATAATATTTGTATTTTTTTTTGTTAAGGTTCCGTTGGTGTAGGTGTTGGTGTTGGAGTATTAGTTGGAGTTTCCGTTGGTGTAGGTGTTGGTGTCGTTGTTGGAGTATTAGTTGGAGTTTCCGTTGGTGTTTCCATAGGAGTACCTGTTGGGGTTTCTGTTGGCGTATTTGTTGGTGTTTCCATAGGAGTACCTGTTGGGGTATTTGTTGGTGTTGGAGTATTAGTTGCAGTAGTACTCGGTGTTGGGGTTTGTGTTGGTGTTTCCGTTGGTGTTGGAGTATTAGTTGCAGTAGTACTCGGTGTTGGGGTTTGTGTTTGTGTCGGAGTTTGAGTTGGGGTTGGTGTATTACTAGCAGTTACAGGAGGAAATACCCCTTGATTTACTAAAACAACACCACTACTAAATGATGGTGCTATCGAATAAGTGTTATTGATTAACCAAATATTTTTAGTTTGGTTTGGTTCTAATTCAACCTGATATTGCCATAGAGAATCATCACATCTTCTATAGTTAAAGTTCACTAATGTTGAACCTGTATTTGTTAAAGTATATTTACTACACGCCATAATATTATTGTTTACTATATAAATATTAGGATATTGTTAATATTGAAAATTTAATTAAAAAAAAAATTATGTATCGTAACTTGCAATTTGAGTTCCGAATGTTTCAACGGTTGAAATGTTTCTTAATCTAACTGCAACAGGTATATTACTTGTTTCAATTGCGTAGAAAATATCATTGGCGGTTAAATCTGCGGTTCCAACTGTATTATCAACTGGAACACCTCTTCTTGTATTCGCCGGTGATGGAACAAATGTGGTTCCGGTTAATTCTAATGATGGTCCGTAAGTTACTAAATTTCTAACATCACTTTGTAATGGGTTTCCGAGATTAACTCCGGCGGTATATAAAGTTCTTGTGATTGTGTTTGTGGAATCTTTGAATTGCCAAGAAGTGACATTATTGTCAATAACTACTCTTCCGGCCAAAACCGCACAATATGTGTCAGTATTCACCACATTTCCTCTTATTATTACAAGTGTAGTTACAAGTCCTTGAATAGCAGGAGAACCACTACCTGAAGTTGTTGTTCCTAATATGTTTATTGTTGTGTTAATTGTAGAATTAAGAATAGCGGGTTGAACACTACCACCTGTTGTATTTCCAATAACATTAAGATTACCTCCATTAATTAATATAGTTCTATGTGATGATTGATTTGTAATATTTCCTGTTATATTTACAATGGCGGATGATGAACTGATTGTTAAAGCAAGTCCATTTATACCTCCAGTGGCACTATCACTTACACTACCTGTTAAATTTAACACTCCTCCCGTTAATCCTAAAGTGTTACTATTTTGACTTCCTCCAATAGAACTTGTATTGTTTAAATTACCAATTATATTTAATGTTCCATTTCCTGTTGAATTTATAAGAGTTTTAGCACCACCTGAATTAGTTGTCACTCCATCTGCGCTATAATTTCCTATTAAATTAAGAGTTCCATTTGATGATAGTAAAATAGCATTAGAACCTTGAATATTAGCGATTGTTAAAACACTACCTCTAAAAGTGGCAGTATTAGGACTTGCTAAATTCATTTCAAGTACTGGAGTGGTTGTTCCTAAAATAACAGCGGGAGAAGTAGTACAAGTTAAATCCCCTCCATTAGCAAAGGTAAATCTACCACCTGCAACAATACCTCCGTATAGGTTTGTAACCTCTGACATTTCGAGTTCTGGTATTGATGGATTGCTTCCACCTGCTTGAACAGCAGTTACATTAATTCTATAAAATGTATATGATGTTGTATTTGCAGAAATATCAAAAGAAAAAAATGTAGAAACTCCTGTTACAAAATTTGTTTGAGTATCTAATACAACCCAAGTAGAACCATTATTACTTCCTTCAAAAGTCCAAGTTCTTATATTTCCATTATTATTTGTACCAGTAAAAAATCCATATCTTTTTATTATTCTACCTGTTGGGAATTGATATGATAACCAACCTGAATTAGTTGTATTTGATTGCCAAGCTGTTCCTGTATTTCTGTCAAAGGCATTCCAAATAGCAAACCCACTTTGTACACTACTCGCAGCAGCAGCACCACTTGGAGTAGTATTTGAAGTCATTTGCGGAATAGACATAGCACCTAAAAAAGTAGGTGGTGTAAATGCAGTATTTCTTATAGTACTTGCATTTCTTGTTCCGTCAATAGTAACAGTGAAGTTATTTGAATAAACATTATCATCAGTTGTAGGTAATACTGTTGAATTAGCAAAATACCCAAGACTATCATCTTGCCAAATTGCTAAATTACTCCAGTTACCATTTGCTATCGCTCTATAATTAGCCATTACACACTATATGTTTGAAGTTGATTTCCAACACTTTGGACTGTTGCAACATTTTTTAATCTTAATCCCACACCACTTGTACTATTCTCAATAGCTTGTAAAAAATCTTCAGCGGTTAATTGTCCGGTTCCAACTGTATTATCAACTGGAACACCTATTCTTGTGTTAATAGGTGAAGGAACAAACATAGTTCCGGTTAATTCTAAAGATGGTCCATAAGTCACTCCATCTCTAACATTATTTGTTGTAGGGTTTCCAAGGTTAACTCCGGCAGTATATAAAGTTCGTGTAACTGTATTTGTACTATCTTTAAATTGCCAAGATGTAACATTGTCATCTATTACTACTCTACCAGCGTAAATTGCACAATATGTATCTGTATTTACAACATTCCCTCTTACCTTTACAAATGTTGTAAGAAGTCCTTGTATTGCAGGATAACCACTACCTGATGTGGTTGTTCCTAAAATGTCTATTGTACAAGGAGTTGTTTGATTAAATACTGCAGGGAAAGCAGTTCCACCTGTTACATTTCCTATTAAATTTAATGTACCACTTGTATTAAAAAATATTGAAGGAGATGCATTTGTGGTTATGTTACCTGTTAAATTAATTGTTGTAGTTGTCGCACAATAAATTCCATTTCCAATTGCAGCTGAAAAATTATTAGTATTTCCACCACTAACATTTCCTGTTATATTTATTGTTGGATTACCCGCAAAAACCCATAAAGTACTACTTGAATTATTAACAAGTTGTGAATTTGTAATATTACCAATTAAATTAATAGTTGTTGACGCATTTACTGTAATAACAGCTCTAGTATTAAATCCTGCACTAGTTAATCCATAATTTCCAACCATATTAAAAGCTCCAGTATTTTGAACTAAAATATTTCTACCATTTGTCGCATTGGTTGCGGTTTCATTAACACTCCCATTAAAAGTAGCACTTTGTCCACTTGGTAAATCAAAGGTTAAGCAATAAACACCTGCAACCGCTCTATTAAATACACTATTAGTAGGAGCAGAACAAGTTAAGTTTCCACCATTAGCAAAGGTAAATCCACCACCTGCAGTTGTACCTCCGTATAGGTTTGTAATTTCTGACATTTCGAGTTCTGATATTTCAATAATCTGCCCTAATGTTTGAACTGCGGTCACATTAATTCTGTAATAAGTGTATGAAGTTGTATTTGCTGAAATATCAAAAGAATAAAAGGTTGATACTCCTGTTACAAAGTTTGTTTGTGTATCTAAAGTAGTCCAAGTAGAACCATTATTTGAACCTTCAAATGTCCAAGTTCTTGGTGCTCTTCCTGCGTTACCTGAAGTAAAAAAACCATATCTTTTTATAGTTTTACCTGTCGGAAATTGATATGATAACCAACCTAAATTTACACTTAAACTTTGCCAAAATGTCCCCGTATTTCTATCAAAAGCAAACCAAGCTGCATTACCACTTTGAACACTACTAGCTGCAGCAGCACCACTTGGAGTTGTATTACTACTCATCTGTGGAATAGACATAGCACCTAAATTAGTAGGAGGTGTAAACGCAGTGTTCCTTATTGTAAAGGCGTTTCTTGTTCCGTCAATAGTAACAGTGAAGTTATTTGCGTAAACATCATCATCACTTGTAGGTAACACTGTTGAATTATCAAAATACCCAAGACTATCATCTTGCCAAATTGCTAAATTACTCCAATTACCATTTGCTATCGCTCTATAATTAGCCATATATTACAACCCCCTTGAATTTATAAATTCTTGTAATGTTTCAGTTATTTTTTCAACGGCAATTCTTAAATCTTCATCACCATTTGCAATGTCTTTAAACACATCCAAAATTAAAATGTTTTTAGCATTTTCCGGAGATTGAATGGATACTCCATCCTCAACTCTTTCAGGAGTTAACCTTAAAGCAACGCTTTGACCTATTTTGTCATGACCATATAATGGAGACATCGATAAGTTTAATAAATAATTTGGATAAATTTTCCCATCAATTTCGATTGGATTTGAACTTGTTATTGGCATAATATTTTTTTTTAATAAATAGTATTTGTTTATAAAATATATCTGTCGGTCCATGCAACATTATAATAGACCACTGATGTCACACTTCCGTCTAATGCAACCGTTATTACGGTAATTGTCCACACTGGGTCACTTTCCAACGACCCTGTTAGAGCAAACCCACAATAATTAATATTTTCCACCGTATCATTTCTTCGAATGGTTCCCGTTACAACCGTAATATCACCTCCCCCATCATCAACGACAGTTGCTCCACTAAATGTTATACCTGTGACAGGTGTAACTGTGACTGAACCATCAGTTACCAATAATGATGGTAATGTTATTCCGGTTATGGAAATATTACTTCCATTATTGTTATTTAAAATTATGGTTTCGCTATTAACATCATAAGTTCCGCCTGTTAAAAAAGTGTCCGTTAATCCTGTTAAATTAAAGGTTCCACCTGTATTATTGGTGAATGTTGCAACATCACCGGACTTTGTGGTTCCAGTTACAAAAACATCTATTGGTAAATTTTGATATGTTGTTGCGGATATTGTGGTCGCAGTTAATCCCGCCGTAAAGTTGGTCGCTCCTGTAACCGTTCCCCCACTCAAAGGTAAAAATGGTGTTGGTGGTAAATTTTGATATGTTGTTGCAGATATGGTTAAACCTGTTAACCCATTCAAGAAATTTGTTGCACCACTAACGGTTCCTCCGGTAAATGGCGTCGTTAAACCTGTAAGGTTAAATGTTCCCCCTGTATTATTGGTGAATATTGCGGTTCCATCGGAATAAGTGCCTCCAGTAACATAAACATCACTAAATCCCGAAATATTAATTAAATTATTATCATTTCGATTTAATGTTAATGTTTCCGTTGATTTGTTAAATGTTCCACCGGTGACATATATATCCGTAAATCCGGTTAAAAATCCGGTTACATCGAAAGTTCCCCCCGTATTATTTGTAAATGTTGCGGTTCCGTTTGAAGAGTTATATGTCCCTCCTGTGATTGTCACATCTGAAGACAATATTGATAAATTGGTTGTTAAATCAGGTAAACCATCATTTCTTTGAATTGTTAAGTCATATGTTGCGGGATTAAATGTAAAACCAGTTGTATAATAATCTGTGAACCCTGTGATAGTAATTGACCCGCCACTTGTATTATTCAAATATAAAGTGTCCGTATTATTATCAAATGTTCCTCCTGTGATTGAAACACCACCTGTTTTTAACTCCCTCCAAGTCGCGTTTGTATCATCAAATCCGTTATAACCTTCAATTGTCGATGCAGTCCAAGCGTTAATAAAGGCAACACCCTCAGGAGTATTATTTTTTACGGTTGTTCCAAAATTAGAAATTACGACAGTTTTTCCACCAGGTCCGGTTGCACCTGTCGCACTATTCCATAAAGTGTCATAATTGTCTATGGTATGTTGATAAATCTTATTTACTTCATAAACATACACCAACATTCCAATTTTTCTTCTTCCTGACGAAATGTTGTCAGAATTTAATGTTAATACATCAGGTGAGAAAAACGAACCTGAACCTTTACTAAATTGAATCGGTATTGTATTCCCTGTAAATTGAATCGTACCAGTTGTTGCCGGTGGTATTATATAAGATAAATCTGAAAGATTAAATACCTCCATATATCCCCCCGTTTGTAAAATACTATAATTGGTTCCAAATACAGACCCGCTCGGAACTGATGGATTACCAAGAACATTAATTGGAGAAACAGGTATTTTATTCAAAAAATTACTCATTTTATGGTGATATTGTATTACCTCTCATGTAAATATTTTGAGAGTCATTTATTCTAAATATTGTATTTGGATATGTTGTATAAACTCTATATGTTGTTGGAGGTATAGTTGTTCCTGTGTAAGTAAATGTATATTGGTTTATTGTATTTTCAGTTCCAACCGCGGTTAATAAATTAGGATTATTACTTGAGTTAATATCAATTATTGTTTGTCTTTGATTATTAGTTAAAGACACTGGTATTATCCAAGTATACCATCCGGTTCCTCCCACATAGTTTTTAGGTATTTCAGTAGTTAAGAAATTGTATTTAACAATAATATTCTCAAATTGGTCTTCACCACCTGAAACTTGTGGAACAGTTTGACTGATAATATTAGGGAATGAACCATTAGTCCATCCTGTAAAATTAACATATTGATTCATCTCAATATTAAATTGAGTTTGGTCTTGAGATGGTTGTGTATTATTTGTGAAACCATAAAAATCACTTCCGTTGTCATACATCCATTGTCCTATATCAGTTGAACCTGTTGTTGGTTCAATGAATAAGTAAGCAAAATATGCCGGAGTTGGTGTTGGAGTTGGTGTTGAAGTATTTGTCGGTGTTTGAGTTGGAGTTAAACCAATTGTCACTGTTGGAGTTGGTGTAGGTGTTGAAGTGTTTGTTGGTGTAACCGTTGGTGTTTGAGTATTTGTTGGCGTAACTGTTGGTGTTTGAGTATTTGTTGGCGTAATACTTGGAGTTGGTGTTGGAGTAACAGGAATTTTTAACACACAATCAACACAATCCGGATTTAATAAATCGTATTTTGTTTTTAATAATGAAAAGTTATGTTTAATTTGAGACGCATTTAATGGTTCAGAATACATTCTAAACGCACTAATATCACCAATTAAACTTCCACCAAAATATTCTTCCAATTTAATATTGGTTGTTAAACCTGAATAAATTGTATTATCCAAATCATGAGTTGTTAAACATTCAGGGTCTTGTTGATAAACAATTTCCTCAATTGTTTCAGGACATTTACCTGAAAAAGTCAAATTATCTTTTAATCCTTGAGTTCCTCCACCCAATGAAATATTATATCCAACCCCAATTTGTTTTTCTTTTGGAGTGTTTAATAATCTTGGTATAATTTCTTCAAAATTTTCAGCAACCATAAATAATTTACCGTTCACATAAAATTTTAAAGTCCCTAAACGATATTTTTCTTCCGCAGTCCAATTATCATTAAATCGAACAATTTCGGTTGTTGCCGGGTCATAATCAGGTTCATGAGTAATTGGAGGCTCTATCAAACTAACACTATTATTTGCTGTTGTTGCAGTATAAATTTCATTAACAATTAAACCTAACCCTCCTTTATTATTTAAATCACAAGTGTCAAACCATTCATTCCTTTGGAATACGGCATCTATTTGAACCCAATGCTCAACATCGACATAGGTTGTTCCACTACATTCATCAAAAATACCTCTTGTCGAACACCATTCAGTAACAGATGTTCCTGTGGTATATGTTACACCTGTTAAACAAGTTCCGGTTGTTTCACACCCTCCGGTTATTCTATAAGTTTTTACACATAATCTTGGGTTTCCTGTATCACCACTTAACCTTAACGATAATCCATTTGATACACCATCATATAGTGGGTCTAATTCCGGGTATTCTACTTTTACTTCACAAGAACAATCACAACCACAACTACAATTAGTTGAAGTTTTACCTGATTGTTGGTAAACTTTTAAACAATCATGAGGATTACTACCCAATAAATGACATGCACAAGTATCCATACAAGTTAAACCTGATGTGACTCTAGTATAACCTGTGTCTTGTTTCGGAGAACCATCTGCGTAGTGATAAAATTTATTTTCAGCTCGAGAACCTAAATAAAAAAATGTTCCTTTATTTTCCGGATAACGAGCATTTAATCCTACTGAAGTATCACCCGTCCATCGATATTTTAACATGAACTCGGCAGTCCACCCTAAACTAGGTCTTTGTGGAAATATCTGATAATCATATCCGGCAACTTTATAAAACCCTTGAAAGAACCCACCATTTAACCTCGCAACATATCCAATATCACCACCAACATTCACATAATCAACATTATAGTCATATGAATTATCGTTCCATAATCTATTTTCAGATGTTGTAAATCCGGTAATAGGATGCATTTTCATTCTCCTATCATATTTGTATCTACTAAATTTATCGGATTCAGTTGTATAAAGACCTGTATTGATTTGTATTGTCTCCCCCGACATTTTTTTAACTAAACCATTATCAATACCGGTTAAACCAATATCACATAAATCTGTTATTACAGGGCAGAAGTTTGGGTCGGTATTTGTTGGATTCCAATAATTTTCAGAAACAATCGTATCATAATCAAAAGTGTTGGCACTTGTTATACAAATTGTTGTTGCACTACTATTAAAATCAAATTTGAATGGCATTCGATTACCATCCAATTCTCCGATAAGCAAAGGTGAAAATACAACCTCTTGGTCGTAATCTTTTTCGTCTGAAGCAAGGCAAATGTCTGTAATTTCATTTACCGGTTTTAGACCCCATCGTCTAAAATTATACTGATTTATATTTTGATATGCCATATATCTTGATAAATACATTGATTCGTAGTATTTATAGATAAAAAGAACAGATGATTTCAGTAAATAAAGAATTTTATTCTTCTCCTTATTACTTTTTCCTTAGGGATAAAGGGGATAAATATTCCCTATATTTCTCGGTAGAGGAAACTTTAAGTGAAGCTCGTAAAAAAGACGAGGTAATCCATTTTGATAAAAAAAATGGAAAAAAAGTTAAAAATTATTTAGAAAAAATCGCAAAAGAAAAAAAGAAAAAATCAACCAAAACAATAAAAACTGATTTGGAAGAATTGGTTAATACGGATGGTGCGATGTCTAATTCAGCAATTCCAATTTTAGACCCAAGACTTCACCCTAAGAAAACTATGGACCAAACAGTTGCAATGTCTCGAATTACAAATGACCCAATTGCTCGTGGTTATAGAAGTTATTATGGAGAATCTGTTGAAGAAATTGAAGAAATTGATATGTCAGGAGCGTTTGGTTATGAAGAAACTGAGGATATGGATGGAAAAGACACTTACAAATTTTTAATCAAAAAAATGGGAATGGAACCTGATGATGCAAAAGAAAGAACAAAACAACAAGGTAAAGACCCATCAGGTAAAAAAGACAAAAAATCAAAATATTATAAAGACCCAAATTTTATTACAAGAGCTACTTTATCCGAAATTCAAAAACAAAAAGCAATTAAAGTTGTTGAAGATATGTTAGCGAAAAAGAAAAATTCGGACTCTGCGGATATAAATAAAAAAAATATTGAAGCATCTCGAATATTAAAGAGGAACTTATCCGTCTTGAAAAAACAAGCCGAAAAAGAAGGTGTATCAATATCTGAACTAATTAAAATGTTAAAAAGTGAATAAGGATTTATATAATTCACCCCAAGGAGAAATCGAATTTCCTAAAGATAAAAGGGAACATATGAAAAAATGTTTTCATATGGTAAAGGGTGCCGATGAAAATACTGAGGGTTTTAATAGAAATAAAGAATTACAAACTCAAAAATTCATTGATTACAAACAATTAAAAAGAATTAAAAACTTTTTTGATAATTTTAAAGGAAAACATACTGACCCGTCATTTATTTTAAATGGTGGTGTCGAAATAAAAAATTGGGTTAATGATGAATTGAGAAAAATGAGAGAATACGGTCATCTAACAAAGAAAAATAAAATGAATACCGGAATGCAAAACTCGTTCATTAAACCTCACGAAA